GGGTGACTCGCGGTTTGCAACGAGTGGAAACTCGTTCATACCTTTTCCAGTTCTTTCGCATTCTCCCCGACTACGAAAGAGTACACAGTCGCATTGCTGATCAGTTCCATCTGCCAGATGTCGTTTTTGAACCCCGCAGGCAGGCGATAAATTTTCTGGTCAGCGATGATATGGTCGTACTTGAGAACACCCCCGGCAAAGACCCGCACCCGGACATAGGCAGCAGTGCTGCTGGAAGCGTCGATGGGGTAGAGCGGGCTTCCGCCCAATGGCATGCGCCACTCGGGGATTGTCCAGCCGGGAACCAATCCGGGACTTTGACCGCCACCCCCGAGCACGCTTCCGCCCACAGTAGATAGAGGTGCGGCAGCGAGCCGGGCTTCATTGTAGGCACCGTACAATTCCTCTGCACTGGCACCAGTGTCGATGTCGCTCTCGGCGAAATCCACCCGGTACGCGCCGAAATTGACGGGCTTGGCAGTCTGGAACTCCTTCGACTTCCAGCGCCAGTCAACCGGGAAGCCACCCTCCGGGTCCCAGTCCATCGCAAGATCGTTCTGGAGCAGGTAGACGTTGCCCGTGTAGGCGTCTGTCTCGATGCCTTCCACACCCGTAAAGGATGTTAGGGTGACGAGTCGTGCCTGTGCTTCAGATGGGTTGAAAATGAAGCCATGGATGCTGTCGTAGAAGCCGATGTACTGGAGCCCCAACTGCGCTGCGTAAATGCCCTCAGGCTGGAACGCGGCCCACTCCTGCTTGGTAACTAGGTCCTGCGTGATGTTCTGCGCGCCGCTTGCGTTAACCAGAGTAAGCCCGTTGATCGAGGCGTAGTACACGCCCACCACCGTTGCCACCATGCTGCGCCGGGACAGGCAGGGCTCGACCGTACCTAACTTCTGCATGGTGAAGGAGGACGGATTCTGCCCCTGCCCCGCGTACGGCTGGGAGACCGTCCCGATCACACACGTGGCTCCAAACACCCCCAGCGCCACGATCTCGAACTCCGTGGCCTGTTCGTACGAAGGAGGCCACGCATGCGGGCGGTACGGCTCGCTGAACATGACACGCCGATCTGACCAGCCAATCATGTAGCCACCGGGCATGGCGATCCAGCCCTCCATGTCTTCTGCGGGCGGGAACCACTCAGTTGATTCCAGCGTGTTGTTCAAGACAACTTCATCATCCAGAAAACCGTCAGAGTAGGTAGTTTGGGCCAACGGAATTTCAGCAACGAAATAGAACACCGTCTGCGAGGAACCAGCTACCGTGCGGTAAATCCGCTTGGTGAAAGGCCCGGCACGCTCTGACTCATCGTCAACGGTGTCATCCAGAAACGAAAGCTCCCACGGGACCGGAACACCGGGATCACCTGTCTCAACCGTGGGGTCAGAAGGAGGCCCCTCCTGCCCGTACACATCCACGAATGTGTAGACGTACGCACGAGTGCTGGCAAGGTCGGTCACTGACGGAGGGGAGACAGCAGGAGCATTGTTGGGCTGCGGTGTCCCCAGTAGATAGGGTGGCTGCCCGGAGGCAATACGCGCCGTCGTATTGAACTTGGGTGCGCCATCACCCGCCCAGTAGTAGCGGTTGTACTGGTCGTTGACGATGGGCGAGCGAACCACATCGACATTGCGACTGTCGAACAACAGCCATGCATCGGCAGGCGTGCCGTAGTCGTCGTAGGGGATACGGATCGCACGCCTGACCGTGAAATATTCATCGGTGAAGTCGGCAATCTGCGCAGGCTCGGTGAACCCGCGAAGCTCACCACTCAGGAGCTTGGTGTTCTCAGCACGTGTTGCAGCGGCTTCTGGCAGCAGGCGTGCAGACCGCCGTGGAGCCAGTCCACTAAAATCCTTGATACGGATGGTGGTCACGTATTCCGCTCACACTGCATCGTGATGGTCGCAGTCTGAATCACCACCGAGTCCGAGACCCGGCGAATCTCAACCGTAAGCTCACACTCCAGCGTACCGGAGACTGTAAGTGAAACAAGCGTCCATATGCGGTTGGAACTCAATACCTGCCAGTTGGTAACGTCGCCCGTGGGTGTGTCTCCACCGGGAGTCAATGTCGCCCTAACTGCATAATCAGCGCCAGTACCGCTCGGAAGCCACGTGCCGAGAGTGACAACGGTGTTGGAGCCCTGCGTGCCACGAATAAGCCCAGCACTTGTAAGCTGGTACTGTGCAGTCGCCGCCGTTCCAAAAGTAAAACTGGCAACAAGCTGATCCACGATCCCGATGACGACGGTGCTGTAGAACTGCTTCCAGACGCCACCCACACCCACCCATCCGGCAGTGACCGTCTTCCACGCACCGCTCACACCAACAGCAATCGCGCTGACAGCCTTATGAACTCCGCCGACCCCAACGTGGACGGTCATGCGTCACGCTTGAGCCAGATGTCACCCTCACCGGGTGTACCTGATGGGCTTGAAGTAGAGACTGTGACTTCACCACCTACATTGGCAGAGTCGAGGAAGGACAGAAATCCACCCTTCGAAGTTGTCTTGGGACGCGCGGTAAATGACCACGCTCCCGTGATGGTCTCGGTGCCCGCGTTACGCGCGAGGAGTGCCCCATCGGTGATCTGCGTTTCGAGAATGGTCAGCGCCGCCTGATGCTGCGTGACGTTGGAGGCTGCGATACGTCCGTCTGCAAATGTACCCGACGTGGTATCTGAAGCAGCATGGGCATGAGCCGTTGCGGCAAACGCTGTGGAGTTGAGCCCATCCAGCAGGTCTGCATTCAGCCCCGAGCCGGGGCCATCATTGGCCGCAGTCCACACCGTACCGCTGCCAATCTGCACCGTGCCAGTGAAGTTGATGTCGATGTCAACTTCGCCCGACTCCACCTGAATGAAGCGCCCCAACGTACCTGCCGTGGCACGCAACTCAATCCGCGCATCACCCGCCGTGAAGGCTCGCGGGGTTGAGCCCTCCGCTCCACGAATCACCGTCAGCAGGTCAGTAGCCCGACCCGTGCAGACCATGTACTCGATGTTGCCGCTGGTGTCTTCGACACCGAGGGTGAAGTACTCGGTAGCACCGGGGTTCGGAAACAGCGCACCCAGACCGCTGCTCACCTGAACGGCTGTCTCTACCGCGTCGATGCTGACGGCGAGCAGCGCACTGGCGTTGTTGGAGAAAAGTTGTGTGTCCATGCTGCGCCTCTACTTGCCGAACTTTGGGAAACACCATGAGGGCGCATCCACGAGTCCCCCCTTGGCCTTGGCCGCATACCCGGCAATCGCCGACCGGAATCGCTTCAGGTGGTACTGCCCCAGCAGGGGATTCGAATACGGTTTCGCCGGGTGGCTGAAAAGCCTGCCCAGCACCCCATCGAACAGCGCCTCCCGGTGTAGCGTGGAGGCGATCTCGGGAAGCCCGGTGGCATCGAGTGTCGGTGTGAAGGCGACATACACGAGTAGTTTGTCGTCAGCGTCAGCCGTGGGTATCGGATACAGCACGATGGTATCAGGCGCTGTCGCGTAGTAGCTGTGCGGCCTGTCGCCCGTGCGCGAGATATCAGAAGGTGCGGCTGACCGCTTGCGCAGCGGGAACGTGTCATACGTCGCATGGAGAATGCCGATGACATCAGCCTGCTCGTCGTACTCCTCCGGCGACAGCTTGTAGCTTGCTTGATCGGCAAGGATGTCGAGCGGCCCCACCGTGCCGCGCCACGCGAACGACTGCTCGTAGAACTCCCGCACGGTGAGCAGGAGTTCGCGCTTGGCAACGGAGCGCACAAGCCCCGGTGTGCGCGGCAGAATGTCCTTGAGCCATGTAGACAGTGCGATGCTCATATGGACACCACCGAGGATTTGAAGGTGCCAAGCATTGACATGGCTCGCCCGTCGGCTGAGAACTCATCCTCAATCATCTCGATCTGACCGACGACGAACGTGACGACAGGGTAGTAAAACTGCATCGGCGGTTCGAAGAAATCCGCAAGATCGGTGTCCGTAAGCTCGGGCACTGTGATGTCTTCGATCACATCGTCGTAGCTGCTCCAGTAGGCGTCGGGACGAATCCGCGCCAGTTCCTGTAGAGCGCGGTTGAGCTTGTCTAGGTAGACAGCATCCGTATTGCGCTGGCTCGTAGCATCAGTGTCCTGAGAGAGCGTGCGCGCCTCATCAATAAGATTCTGGTACGTCTTCGCCATGCGGCCCCCGCAGAAACCCCGCTGGTAGTTAGCCAGCGGGGTAATTGGTCACGGGAGATCAGCCCCGCGAAACGACTGCACGACCGATTGAGACGCCGTTCACGACCCTGAAGCCGTAGACCTGAAGGCCACGGAGCAGGTTGGAGAACGACCGCTCGGAGCGGATCGTCTCCATCTTGGTGAACTGCGACGCGAAGGTCAGAGCAGCCTTGGTGCCGAAGAACAGAGTCGTCGAATCGATGGCCGAATCAAGGCTCGGCACGAGGTTCGACAGGTACAGCGTGAACCGGTCGATCATGCCGAGACGACCATTGCGCAGGATCGAAGTACCGTCACCCGCAAGTGACGCGTCCTTCAGGTCCGACTTCTTGATCATCGCCGACACCCACGCCGGGATCACGAGCCAGCGGCCCGTCTCCGGGATGTTCTGCTCGTCGAGCACCTGACCAAAGTTGACGATGGCGTCAACAATGGACTGGTCGTTCGCCGTCGAGTCACCTACCCCGGTGCCCTGCTCCACCTTGCCGATGTACAGCGGCGCGGCTGCCGTGCCGAGACGGATGTTGGCCGAGATGGCCCCCGCCGCATTGGCGCGGTTGGCAGAGTGAATATCCGACGTGGTGCCGAGGTACGCGAGTACATCGGTGTCCACGGCGATCTTCATCTGCTCGGAAGCGTCTTCCGCCCACGTGTCCATCAGGTCGATGTCCGACTGGACTTCCATCACGTCATCGAGCGCGAGGTTGAAGTACTTCGCCTGATCGATAGAGAGATCGATCATGTTGCTCGACGGGCGCTGGATCACGAGGTCCTGCTCGGCCTCGTAGTCGGCGATGGTGATGGTCGGGCGAGTACGGATGTGAACCGTGTCGCCCTTGTTCTTGATCTCACCCTCGTAATCGGTGTTCGCGATGGCCGCGAGAACGGTCGCTGCGTAGAACTTCTCCAGCAGCTTCCCGCTCCAGATTTCGGGGATGAAATTACCTGCGTAAACAGGATTTGCGCGTACGTTGCCATCCCACACTGTGGGAGGCGTACCTGCAACTGGAAATGGCATGTTGAATTACTCCAAGATTGAGTCGGTTAGCGAACGCGCCCTTCCGCTTGTGCAGCGAAAATATCCCGCTCCGTCGCTTTCCGTTGTTCGGGAGTTCCCTTGAACTGACCGGACGACAAAGAGCTATAGAAGTCGGAAATTGCGGCGCGGGTCCAAACCCGCTTACCGGACCCATCTTGAGTGCTGGCCGCTCCGGTTTTCGGAGTTCCGGGAGCCACCAACTGTTCTAACTTCCGCTGTGGTGCCGCAGGTGCGGCAGCAGCAGGAGGAGTGGCTGGCTTCGGAGTGACGGCTGCGTGTTCGTTCAGGTAGCCCGTGAAGAATGCGACGACGCGCGGTCCATCGTGCATCCGGTACGCCTGCTTCAGTAACTGACCACGCGGATATCCTGCGTATGGATCGACCTGATCGAGCCATTCGAGAAAGCCCACGTCTTGGTTCAGTTCCATCCAGTTCGGCACTGCCGAACCCAGCATGGTGAGAACTGTCTGCTGATCGGTCTGGTCCTGCCGCACACCCACATGCTCGGCGACTTGCGCCGCTTGGTGGACGCGCTGCATGACCGGAGCAACCCTCCGCTCAATCTCAGGCATCAGCGTCCCCTGTTCTTCACGGGCCACGCGACGCATGACATCGATCAGGTCGGCACCGAACTCGCGTACCTCCTCGTCTTTGATGAGCTTCGACGGAACAGGAGGCGTGTCCTGCTGCGTCTGAGCGGGCGCAGAAGCCCGCTGATCACCAAGCGATGCGAGCAGACTCTGCGTCGCCGTGAGTTGCTCACGGAGTTGCCGAATCGCCTCGCTCTGGTCGCGAACGGTGTTCTGAAGGCGCGGAACTTCCGCGTTGTATTTGCCTTGCAGAACCTTGTACTTCTGTTCGTGGTTGTCCTGCGGCAGCGTTGCAACAGCGCTGGCAGGAGCGGAACCATCTGGAGTGCCTGAGGCATCCCCCTGTGCAGGCGGGGTCTCATCGGGCGGAGTCGGAACCGCAAGCGATTCCTGATACTCGGTGGCGAGCTTGTTGGCCCTTTCGATTTGTGCCCGGA